TCAATTGACTTGTTTTTTGAGTTGTTCGACCTCAGACTGCAACGATTCAATCAACCTATTCCTTAGGTCAATTGTCTCTTGAAGTGTTTCAATTGTAGAGATGAGTTTTTCTATGCGCTCAGAGTATTTGAGCTGCATTGCCTCTGGCGTATCGCTGTATTTGGAAATGAGCATATCGCCACGATCACGCAGTAACCACTCTCCAGACAACTCACTAAACGCATTGAGCGTAGATAGCACCAAGTCAAGCGACAAGCTACGTTTGCCCAGGAACTGATTATTGACTGTTGTTTGCTCCATTCCAATCGACGCGGCAAAAGTAGCTTTGCTCATGCCGCAATACTCGCGAAAATCATTCAAGCGAGTAAGGATTTCATCTTTTGTCACATTAGCCATAATTCAAAACAAATGTTAAAAATAGGTCAAATGACCAAAATTTTTCGTTTTTTGTTTGGTTAATTAGGTCAAACGACCTACCTTTGCATCAACAAACAAACTAACACCGCAAATATAGTGTATTTGTTTGAAACAACAACAATGTATAACTCAAAAAATTAACCACAATGGAAACTAACATTAAATGCTTCATCGACGGCATCAAGCCAACCAATGAAATGAACGAGGTCGAGCTGCGCAAATTCTCTGATGCAGCCCGCGATGAAATCAAGCGACTTATTGACATGCAGCACCGAGCTGCCGAGGAGTACAACGCATTGAAGGCCCAACTTGCAGAGGCCAATGAAAAGATCGCCGCCATCAATGCAGAGAGAGACAACGCGACTGACGAGATCTGCGAGAACAACGAGAAAATCCGTGAACTTGAAAAGTTACTCGCTGATGCGAACGCAAAGTCGGACTCCTCCGGCAAATATCATCTGCAATACTACCGTCAGTGTGAAATCCTCAAGAAGACTCTCAACGCGCTCATTGATAAATATGAAATCAGCAAGGGCGACTACCTCACCGCTCTGACCGAGGGCAACGACATCGACATCGACGGCCTTCTGTTATTCCTCTCTAAGTAACCCACTCCGTAAGTCAAACCAAACCAAAGCGACACTGACTATGAAACTCTACAAACTTTCAATCGTGTATAGCGAGCATCACATGACTGAGGATGTTTACAACGACGAGAAGGCAGCCAGGAAGGCACTCGCTGAGGCAGACCGCAATCCCCACGTTTGGGGTGCCAAACTCTACGGCTGCGAGTTCGTGAACGGCAAACTGGAAACGACAAACTGCATTGTGAAAGTGTAGGACAAACCAATTAGATAGCGGCAGTAGCCAGTATAGAGGCACGGAGGAAGCGTGTGACCTGAAACGGGCCAATACACGTGTCGCGGGTTCGACTCCCGCCTGCCGCCCAAAAGCCCGCAAGGGCGCCAAAGTAGAGTCCCTTGACATGATGGCAAACCGCTGGAAGTACCGCCAAAGGCGGCAACCCGAGCGATGAGCAGGCAGGAAAGTAGCCTAACCGCCATGACCCCCTCACGGGCGAGCGGTGAACGCAATAAGAGTGACATCCGAGCGAGAGTGAAAGGCCGTGCCTGCGAAAAGTCCAGCTACACAGCTGGCCACGATATGGATGGCGTGAAGTCCATCCATGAGTAATTGACACTTTGATAATTCTACTATGATAGGCTGGTGTAGTCGCCGTGGCTCTCCTGCGATAGGGAGCCAGTCAGTTGGCCAGACCGACGACTAAAGCCCGATCCATACGGACGGACACTTGACGAGCGCAGGTTCGAGCCCTGCCACCGGCCCAAATATTCACCAATTCTTTATAACATGGAAAAGAAGTCAATAGCCCAGACATTGAGAGAACTTGAAATCGGGGGATGCGCGTCTTTCCCCATCGAGCAGGCGGGCAGTGTGAGCACAATCATGTACAGGGACTTGGCGGTTGACCGCTGCAATGGCAAGAAATTCACCACCAAGCAGAACGCACCCACCAAGTCAATCATCGTAACGAGAGTAGCATGAAACAGCCCATCGACACCGCTGCCATCCACCTTGAGAATATCCTTTTGGCGATGGCAAACCAATCTTTCTGCAAGACCACTGCCGCCAAGATTGTGGGAGGCCGTGAACGCCTCGTGCGTCTTGTGGAGAGCGGTGCAATCAGAGCCGACAAGAAGTCCGTCAAGCAGAACGGACGCTGGTACTGCAACGCCGCCGACGTGTTGAGGCATTGCAGGAACATGAGGAAATAACGAAGTCAAACCAATAAAACCAAACGACTGTGAAAGTATTGAAGTACATCACCGCTACCGTGTGTTTTTTTATTGTTTTATGTACTCCTGATGATGCGGCCACCATTGGCGACCTGCTTTTGTGGCTGTGCATCTGGATCCCTGCCGCCGTCATGCTATACCGCTTCCTGATGGATGAGCAGCGTGGCGCCGCCAGTAACGGCTAACCAGGCCGTCGGCGGGGTCGTGACCCGCGCTGGCACTAAAAGCCCGTGAGGGTGTAATCATAATTCAAAACAGACTAACGCCCGGTTTGTATCTCTGCCGGGCACTCAACACGGGGCCGCAGCCGCTCTGCGGAAAGTAAGAATTTTCATAAGAATTAGTTAACCAGCCGCCCTTCCGTGAGGCACGGCGGCTTTCAAATCACCTGGCCCGGGTAGGGCACAAACGATATAAGTGCTTTTAATGGTTTGTTTTACAGAACGACACCCTGCCAGCCGTGAGGCTCGCAGGCGAACATCACCCGTCCTGCGGGGGTACTTGCAGGAACTTCGTGGATGGGAGTGTCGGTAACGCGCTCCATTGCTCAATGAGGCTCCGCACATCCACGAAACCTATCACCACGAGCCGCAGTGGATAAATGCAGCGTTTTACAAACACTGGGGAGCATAGCGATGCAGAAGAACCCTCCAAGACGTGTCTTGGGCTTGGCTATAGATACAAACGTAGTCTGTTAATCTGTTCCATACAGGGGCCAAGCAGTGAACGCAATGTATCTAATATGTAATGGAGTGTCCGCTGCACTCCCGCTTTTGACATCAATTTAATTACTCAATATATGGATTGGACTACAATTATCAACGGAAACAGCCCGAGACCGCCAAAAGACAAAGTGGTTGTCGGCTACTTCATCAGCGGCCCATACAGGTTTGCTGAATTGTGTTACTATGACCCTGAGTCGGATGAGTGGTTCTCGGCTTCTCCAGACACCTACGACGACCCAATTAACGAGCCTGACTACTGGATAAAACTACCCGACTGATATGGACTGGACAGGTAACTCAAACAGTATCTTCAAGACGATTGGCGCAAGTTCCCACACGGATCAAAACCGAGAGCGCAACGACTTCTATGCCACCGCACCTATCGCAATTGACCTACTCAAGAAAAAAGTGGAACTACCGCACAACATACTGGAGCCTGCGTGTGGCAGCGGGTGCCTATCGTTGAGGCTTGAGCAGTTGGGACATGATGTATATTCCAGTGACATCATTGACCGAGGCTTCGGGAATGTGAAGGATTTCTTTACCATGACCGAGCCGCCTTTTGAAGATGACTTCGCCATTGTCACCAATCCACCGTACAAGATGGCCACAGAGTTTGTTCAACACTCGCTCGCATTGGTTCCCGACGGCTCGTTGGTGTGTATGTTCTTGAAAACGACGTTTGCAGAGAGCAAGGGGCGATATGAAAAGATATTCCGTAACTCCCCCCCATACAGAGTTTTACAATGTATAGAGAGGGTGCTGTGCGCCAAAAATGCCGACTTCATTACCCAGCAGAAACAAGGCAGTGCAGTTGCTTATGCTTGGTGGATTTGGAAGAAAGGACACACTGGCCCGACAATTCTTGATTGGATTTAACTCATCACTGCTGGTCGGGGTGAGCGGTAACGCCACCCTCGGAATAATGGTCACAGGCTTCGGCCTGACGCATCAAAAAGCCTCGCACGGCCAGCAGAACCACAAGGCAGGATGGCGGGAACGGCAACGCCCCGCTGAACATCAACCACAGCCGCAAGGCTGCGCTTTCAAGAACGTAGGCTACCATCCTGCCTTTTCACATCACGCCGAGGGTGCCCAGTAACCGTATCGCAAGGCCTGGGTATAATCGGGAAACACCCTCGGCGAACTCATAGGCCTACCACAGCCATGGGAGGGCGGGGCCTCACCCCTATAACGTTCCAACGCCCTCCCTTTTCTCATCACATGGAGCAACCAGTTCAGAACGAATTATGGCTAATACAGTACAAGGATTTTTAAACAAAAACGCGCGCATCGCTGCTGCTAAAGAAAAGTTGGCGAACAATCCAGGTGATTACGAATGCACCATCATCTTCTCAAAAGGCGAGCGGAGGGGTGTGCTCGCCATTTGGGAACACCTAATGGAGTGGAATGTGTTCGCTGACCCATTATTCACAACACATGTGGATTGGAATGATAGCGACTGCACTTTCCTCGATATACTTGGAAACGGAGTCAATTTGATTAGCGTTATTTCGTTAATCACGCAAAATGGCTTTATCGAGAAAAGCAGATATGAACATTAACATGGAGGTGGCCGATGCCGTGAGGATCGGCTGTCCAGTCTGTCACCCGTAAGGGGTACGCTTTGAGGACTCGCAGCACCTCCATGACCGCATCCTTGCAAGGAGGCCGAGTTGCCGGCCTTAACGCAGCGCAGTTTGTAAAAGAGTTGGAGTCACGGCGAGTGACGGAAGACCCGCTCGGACGTGTCCGGGCCGCGTAACATGAACGGTATTTTCCACATCTAATGTGGCGCGTATCGCTGTGGGTTACGCTACAAGTTTCCTAAAGGCTATTTAGGCTGGCTGTCCGTGACGGCTTTGCCAGCCTTTCTTTAAACCGGGGATGAAGATCCGCACAATGGGCAAGGCGGAAGGTAATACCGGAGATGAGCAGCGGGTCCAATTCCCGTCATCCCCACATCATTGGTAAAGTTAATGTTAATGAGGTAAAAGATGTTTTAGAATGTTTATAATTTTTGTAGGTTACCCATTCGTCGTGAGACGCGTGGCACAACAGCCCAGCGAGGGCGGTTCTTTCCGCAATGGTGGTTCGACTCCACCGCTGGGCACGCTAATAAATCGAACTTTTTCATACTTATTACTGAACCTGCCAGCCGTGAGGTCCGCAGGTGATCCGGTGGGCATGGTGGACACATCGTAGTGGAGAGGCGGTGTGCCGTGGGTTCGAGTCCCACCCTGCCACACATCATCACTTAATCATCATCACAATGGAGAACGTAATTTTCACCGAGTCGCAGTTCGCTGGCACACGGGTGTATCATTTCGATGCCCGTGAGGATGTGAAAGGCGACCCCTATTTGCAGATCGTGGAGAGCCCAACGGGCGGCGGCAAGGGAAAGCGTCAGCGCATCTTCATCCATGCCAACGACCTTGCCAAGTTCAAGGAGACCGTCTGCAGGGTAATCGACCAGTGCCTGGAGCAGTTCGGGCCAAACGTTACAAAGAGTTAAGGCGCAAAAATGGCGGGCAATACGTTGCCCGTAATCCGCTTTTTCTCACTAACTTTACTGATGTAAATGAGACACATTTACTATACAAGTCAAACCAATTTAACTGACCTATTATGGCAAAGGAAAAAGAAGAAGAGCAGCAGCCCATCGACGAGCAGACTGCTCAGAACCTCTCAGTCTATGAGAGAGCAAGACTGGTGCCCGAGAGCGCCATCAAACCCATCGTGAATGGTCGCCTGAAAGGAAAGAGCGACATCAACCCTGTTTACCGCATCAAGCGCATGACAGAGATTTTCGGTGTCGTCGGCTTCGGCTGGCGCTACGAAATCGTCAAGCAGTGGCTTGAGCCCTACGGAAACGAAGTCAAGGCGTTCACGCAGATCAATCTTTACATTAAGATGAACGGTGAATGGTCTGAGGCCATCCCCGGCGTTGGCGGTGCGTCATTTGTGAGTGTCGAGAGCAAAGGCGCTTATGTCAACGACGAGTGCTACAAGATGAGCCTCACCGATGCGATGAGCGTCGCCATGAAGTCACTCGGCATCGCAGCAGACATCTACTACGCCAAGGACGGCAACAACCTCAACCCCGGCGACTCGAAGTACAGGTATGAGGGTCAGGCAAGCCAGGCGACCCAATCACGAGGAACGCAGGGCATTGCTTTCACCGGTGACGATTTGAAACAGGCACTTGCCGACCTTGCAGCAGCCAAGACCAATGATGAGTACGGCGCCGTATGGACGAAGTACTCCACACAGTTCCCGGCCATGTGCCTGAAGGGAACCGAGTTCTACAACGCCTGCATCAAGAAGGCTAACGAATTGCAATCATGAGCACAATCCAATTACCCGCATCGCCAGTAGTCTTTGTGGAAAACCCTCACGACTACTGGCTGGAGGGTAAGCGCCTGAGCGGTATCACTGGCCTCATCCATGCGATACTCAACCTCGGCGTTTACCCTGGTGCCACCGAGTACGTCAAGCAGGTGCAGATCCCGAAGGCTGGAGCATACGGCGCCGCTGTACACCACACCATCGAGCTGTACGATGAAATCGGCATCAAGGAAACAGTTCAAAAAGCCGTAGAGCATCAAACCAAAGACTACGGCATGAAGGTGTTCGGTCCCTACGACACGTCAAGGGAGCTGGAGACATACATCAAGCACCGAGAAGGCTTCAGACCCATCGCCAACGAGTACACCATCAGCGATGAAGAGCAGTATGCGTCCAACATCGACAATGTGTGGGAAAAGATTTCCACCGGCGGTGACTGGCTGGTCGACACCAAGACCAACAACCTGGACTACTACCCTGGTGGCAAGGAAGCGCTGAAGTTGTACCTCTCATGGCAGCTCAGCATCTACGCCTTCATGTACGAGCGGCAGACGGGACGTAAGGTTGAAGGACTTGCCGCCAACTGGCTACGTCACGATAAGGGCGAGTTCTGGATCATCGAGCGACAGCCTGACGATTTCGTCAAGGCTTTGCTTGAGCACACCAAAGCGACGTGGGTTGATGGCCACTGGGAATATGAGTGGACTGGCGACCCCGACATGCTGGAAATCATGCGGGGCAACAACCTGCCCGCCGTGCAGGAGCAGTCCGGAGTCGTGTCGCTGGAGGTTATCCATGCAATCACCAACCTGCTCAAGCGACAGCAGGAAATCGACACCCTCATGGATGAGTTCAAGAAGGGACTCAAAGCCGCCATGATCGAGAACGGCATCAAGTCGTTTGAGTGTGACGCGTTCAAGGCCACGATCGCCAAGGACAGCGTCGTTACAAAGTTCGACAGTAAGAAGTTCAAGGAAGACCATCCCGACCTGTACAATGAGTATTCGTCGGAGGGTTTCCGTTCAGGAAGTTTTACAATCAAATTAAAAGAGAGCAAATGAGCGTAAACAAAGCAATACTACTCGGCAACGTCGGCAAGGATCCCGTCATTCGTGAGGTCCAGGGCGTGAAGGTCGCCGAGTTCACACTGGCCACCAGTGACCCCGCCTACACCAACGCCCAGGGCGTGCAGGTGCCGGAGCGCACCGAGTGGCACAACATCGTCATGTGGCGCAAAAACGCCGAAGTCGCCGAGCGTTATGTGCGTAAAGGTTCTAAACTCTACATCGAGGGCAAGCTGAACACCCGCCAGTGGGAGAAGGACGGGCAGAAGCACTACACCACCAACATCATCGTTGACCGCTTCGAGATGCTTGACAAGCGGCAGGATGCGCCCCAGCAGGCAGCCCCGCAGCCGATGGCACCTCAGTACCAGCAGCCACAACCGCAACCGATAGCACAGACGCAGTCCTACCAGCCCCAGGCTGCACCCATGCCCGCTGCACCTATGCCTGCACAGGCTCCCTACCAACAGCCAGTGCAGCAACAATACCAGGCACCCGCACAGCCGCAACCGCAACCGCAGTACCAGCAGCCCTATCAAGGCCCTGGCGTGAACGACCTGCCATTCGGTTGATATGGACGTGATACTCACCAAGAAAGACGGACAAGTGAGCATGGAGAAGTCCTTCGACTTCCTGTGCTCACAACTCCGTAACGGTGTCTATGTCTTGAGCATCAAGCGCAAGACCGAGCCCCGCACGGTGAGCCAGAACGCACTCATGTGGATGTGGTTCAAGTGCATGGAAGAGAGCACCGGCACCGAGAAGGAGGATTGGCACGACTACTACTGCGCCAAGTTCCTGTTGCGTGAGGCGAACTTCGGCGGCAAGCGGTACACCGTTGTCGGCGGAACGAGCGGGCTGAACACCGTCCAGATGACGAATTTCATGAACAAGGTCCAGGCAGACGCTGCGACTGAATGGGGCATCACCCTGCCACTTCCAGCCGACAGGTACTACCAGGAATTTATTAACCATTACAGATACAGATAGACAATGAAAATCACAAAAGTTAAACTGAGCAAAGGCGGCACGTTGGAGGTCGTCTTTGTTGATGATGACGGCAACGACGTTTGCCTCAAAGGAAAAAACCCGGTGCATGAGGATTTCAAAGCGAGACTTAACGACCTCATCCCCTATTTTGCCGAACTTACCGAGCAACGAGAGGAGCCCATGATTGACTGGGAAAACCTCGGCAGCGTTGAGAACGAGGACCTGCTGCACCGCATTTCAGTCACTGGCGTAACCGTCAAGGGTTTCGACCTCGACCAGCAGTGCGTTATCACTGGCAAGCGAACACTCGGCACATCGAAGACCCTCAACCTCAACGCACCCCTTACCGGATTTGACCCCGAGACGGAGTCCTATGAGCGCTGCGAGGATCTGCGTGACGCTGTAAAGGCGCTGAGTGTTTTAAGTTGTTTCGACTACAATTTTACCGAACAGGGTAATAATACGAGTTATACTTAGGTGGCTGCGTTGTGAAACGTGGCCACTTTTTTTGAACTTTTCCACCTTTCGTGAGTAATAAGAGCGGGCGTCCCGTGATGATGAAAAGTGATGATGAGGGACGCTCGTTTTGGGCGTGTCCATGACGGATGCGCCCATTATTTAACGGGTTGAAATTCAGTGAAAAAAGTTTGAAAAAAATAGTGATTTTTTTTGTGAAAAAATTTGGTGGGATATAAAATCGTCCCGAAATTTGTAATGTAAACAATGAGTGTTTACAAAGGGCAAGCAGACCCCCTAAAGTGAAAGCAAAACAATCAAAACCAAGCACCTATGGAAGTCAGATTTTCGATTAGGATTTGGAAATTAAAGCTAACGATAATCGTTAAGATTTAATTCCAAGGGGGAGGCCAAAAAGACGGGAGCCTCCCCCGCTTGGTTTTGATTGCCTTGCAAAGTTATGCTATTTCAATGAACTGGCAAAATTTGGAGCGGGGGAACCACCCGCCCGCTCCGTAAGTCAAACCAATATAAACTGAACTTATGAAAGTGCAGCAATATTGATACGGCAAAGGTAGGCATATTTTCCGACTGCGCAATAGCTTGAGCCGAAATTTTTTACCTCAAATTGTCAAGCACCATCCTCACGGCATCGCTCGCCTGTTGTGGGGTGACGGAGATATAGCTGTAAAGTGCCGTGCTCACCTTATCGACGCGGTGTCCGAGGATGTAGTCCACGACGCTCTCGCTGACTCCCAGTTGGAAGGCGTGCTGTGCGAACGACTTGCGTGCTGAATAGAAAATCAGGTATTTCAGTCCTGCGATTTTGGCAAGGCTTTTCATGTGCTCCACGAAAAGGTAATGAAGTCTGTTGCGGTTGTGGAAGTCACCGAAAAAGAGGCGGCCGTCACCGCCTTTATATTTGGCGATGATTGGCTTTGCCTCGTCTGGTATCTGGAACTCCACGAACTTGTTCAGCTTCGGTTTGTTCTTTGTCTTTGAGCGGATGTAATGGATATTCCTTTTGCACTCGTTGAAGTCCACCGAGAGCAGGTCAACTACGTTGATGCCTCCCAGGTAGTAAGACAACATGAACACATCGCGGCAAATCTCCACTGAGCGTTTCGGGCATTCCGCGTCGCGGATCCTGCGAACCTCGTCCACCGAGAGCCATGACTGCCTCACCTCCTGAGCCGGCAGGTCGTAACCGATGAATGGGTTATACTGAGGAACGGCATATCGGCACCTTTCGGCGAAGTTGATAAGCACCATAATGAACACGAGCTTGTCACGCCTGGTGTTTGCCGTGTAGCCGCGTTCGAGCATGAATTTGTTGAGTCCTGCGAGCGTGAGGTGGTTGATGCGCTCCAGTAGGGTGTTCTCTTCCATGAACGCCGTAATGCAGCGGTAGTGTCCCCTGTAGCCTTTGCGCGTGCCGTCCGTGATGTTGGCCACCTCCATATATTTCTCATAGACTTCCTTGAAAGTCTTGTGGCGGTTGAACTCGGAGTGTGTGATTGCATAGACCAGTTCGGGGCATGAGAGTCCATCAACGTACTCCAGTTCGTCGATTGCGTTCTGGTACTGCTGGACGAGTTTACGCAATTTTGTGTTCATGTAAGCCGCGTCGCCCCTGCCAACGACGAGTCCGTTCTTGAACTCGCGTACATTATCTATAATTACATTGGTTGGGATGTAGCGTGTTTGGCCGTTATGGGCGATGGAGATACGGACTTTGTGACGCCCTCCTTTGAGTGCCTTAGTAGGCACGATGACTGTTCTTATAGTTGCCAT